GAATTTAACAGAATCAGCATATAACCTCTCAGTTGATTCTTTAACTTCTTTATAAGAAGGAATTTTAAACGGATTAAAATTAAACATAGTGTTCTCCTTATATTGGTTTGTTAATAAATTTTAGTTCTTCGTTAGTGTAAGGTATCATATTATTTAACCTTATTAAAGTATTCTATACATTCTGCAATAGTTTGCTGCCTAATATATTCATCTCTAATTTCTTGTGATGTAGGTTTTGGTAATGGTGAATCCCATCTATCTATAATAAATTCACCAGCAGATGTAAGATCATAACTAGCATTAGGTGCTAAGGATTTCATTACTGTATCAATACCCCAAGCAAAACCATTTTCGTTTGTATATCGTTTTATTGTAGCTTTAACAGATAATTTTCTAACTGTCATAATATAAGTTCAGTTAAGTTCTTATTATTACCAACTGTTCCTTTAATAAAAACATTAAAAGCAAGACTAATTCTAGTGTTATCTCCTTGTTTAGTTTCTACCATGTGAGTTAATGATGATGGAAATAATATTATATCTCCAGTCTTAACTGAGAACCACCAAGATTCTGAGTTATATAAATTCCAATCTTTAACTTCTAGTTTAATTGTTTTATAATTATCATTAAAAAACTTAATTTTATCATGTTCTTCATGGCAATTAATATAGAACACTCCTGATACTAATGAATTAGGATGTGCATGTTTATGATGATATTGATTTTTTTCAGTATAGTTTAACCAAGACTGAGTAATATAAGGTGTAATATTATTAGCTGGTGAAATAACTTTATCAAAATAATCTTGTATTCTTAAATATAATTTTTTTTTAATATTAACAAAAGGTTTTTCATTAAGGATATAATTATTGTTTGATGTAATGTTGCCATCATTTTTATAAAAATCTTTTTTATGTTTATCTACAAACTTTAATTCTAATGGTGTTAATTTTCTGTCTATTTTAGATATGTAAATAGGAGTTGCAAATATCCCATTAATATTAGATTCAATCATTGTTATAATTAAATTATAACTCTACTATATCCCAAGTCAATGTTGATTCATTCCAACGATATGTATAGTTATCTTGTGGGTAAGCAACTGGTGCTTCCCATAGACAAGTTTGTTCATTTAATATCCAAGAGTTAAAAGGTTTTTTAGAAATAAAAGCATCTCTATCTTCATCGTAAGTATAACCTATACTAGCATGATTTTTTCTTAAAGGTGTACCACCAGATGAATGTACTCCACCATGAGTATTATAAGATGTTTGTTTCCAAATAGCCCAACCAGTTAATTTTGTTAAGAAATCAATTCCAATAGATTCTTGTTCAATTCCATTAGCATCATGTAATACTTCATTAACTACTGAAAGAACTTCTATTACTTTTCCATTTAATCCTATTTTTGCAAAACTAGCCATTATGTTGTGTAACTCCCTGATCCGTTAAATTGTATAACTGTTTTTCCTGTACTATTTGCGTTTGGTGTAACTGTTGGAGAACCAGTTGTTGTTCCTGAATAATTTCCGTCAGGTACACTTAATATAACAACTCCTTTTCCTCCAGCACCACTTGAAGAACCAGCAGAGTTATTTCCTCCAGTACCACCACCACCAGAACCAGTATTTGCTGTTCCTGCAGTAGCATTTGATGGGAAAGCATTTGTTCCTGCACCTCCACCACCAGTTCCACCTGAACCTGCTAAAGCCGGAGCTGATTCTGCACCTCCACCACCTCCTCCTGCTCTTGTAACTGATGAACCAGTTATTGATGAAGCTGTTCCAGCACCACCATTACCAGCTTGTAATGATATTCCAGTAGAACCTACTGCACCAGCACCACCTCCACCACCTCCAGTTCCAGGATTTGATGGGAAAGATACTCTAGCAAAACTAGCTCCACCATTATTTCCTTGACTTGGTGAAGTGCTTGGAGTGTTACCACTTCCTCCAGATACTACACTAGCTGAACCACCTGCTCCTCCTCCTGAACCACCATTTCTAGCATTTAAAGTATAAGCTCCTCCTCCTCCTCCACCAGTAGAAGTAATTGTAGTTAAACCTGAACCTGAAATTGAACTATTTGAACCATCATTTCCTTGTGAATCAACACCACTACCTATTGATGCACCACCATCACCAACTGTGACTGTAATTACTGTTCCAATATTTGCAGTTTGAGTTGAAGTTCTATAGCCACCAGCACCACCTCCACCACCATCTTCTTGTCCACCAGAACCACCACCAGCTATTACTAAAAAATCTATTGAATATGGTGCAGGAGATAAAGCATCTGAACCTTCATTAATTCCTGAATAAGCTAACCAACCTTGTGTTGAATCTATATAAACTAATCTTGCACCTTCTCTTTCACCAGTTAATTGTACGTTACTTGTTCCACCTTCTATTTTATTTCCATTAGGATTTATTGTTAAAGCATTAGTGTCAAAAGTTCCTGCATAATCTAAAATTATAACTTCATCTCCAGCACTTGGTGAAGCAGGTAGTGTTACTGTAAATGCAGATGATGTTGTGTTACAAGGGTAACCTTCTCCAGCAACAGCAGTAAATCCACTTGTTTTAACTGATTGCCAAGATGTTCCAGTAGATAGTGTTGCAAACTCTAATGCAGTAGCACCAGTATTAGTTCTTAATACTTGTAATGAAGTTCCAATAGATGTTAATCCAGTTCCACCTCTTGTAGTAGCTAAAGCAGAAGTAAATCCAGTTACATCAAAATCCCAAGAAGCAGCAGTTGTTCCAGTAACTAAAATACAAGTACATACTGCTGTTGTGTTACCTTGAATAGTTCCAACCAAATTAGAACCAGAAGAATTTACTGTAAGCGAACTAGTAGAATTATTATGAATTTCAAAAGTATGTCCAAGTGTTAATGTAGTTACAACTGGCAACACAATAGTTTGTGTAGTTGATCCAGTAAAATATTGTTTATAATTGCTTGATACTGTTAATGTAGTTGTACCAGCAGCTGTGGCAGTTGTTGTATATCCAATTTTAATATTATCAATAGTAGGTAATGTTAATGTTTTATTAGTTAATGTATCTGTAGTTGCTCTACCAACCAAAGTATCAGTTGACGTTGGTAATGTTAATGTTCCAGTATTACTAATTGAAGATATTACAGGAGTTGTTAATGTTTTATTTGTTAATGTTTGAGATCCAGTTAATGTTGTAACAACCGAAGTATCAATAGCTATTGTTCCACTACTAGTAATTGTTCCACCAGTAAGACCAGTACCTGCAACAACTGAAGTTACTGTTCCTGAATTAGTTGGTTCAACTTTTGTAAATGTAATTGTACTTGAACCTAGTGTAGCACTTGTATCTGTAGTACATAAAAATATTGTATCTGCATTTACTGTTCCTTCTTGAATTATAACTAACTGTCCAGCTAATTCAGTTATAACATCAAATTCAGTATCTCTTGAAGCTGAACCAGAAGCCACAACAGTATAAATACCATTTTGTGAACCTGTGCTTTGATTTTTTAATAATACTCTATCACCAGTTACTAATGTAACTCCGTCTAATGTATCACCATTTTCTAAAGCTGAAGCTATAACTACATTTGCAGTTGAAGCAGCTCTACATATAATTCTTGTTTTTATTCCAGTAATTAAATTATCAACATAAGTTTTAGTAGCAGCATCAGAACCAGAACTTGGAGAAGTTAAACCTGTAATTGTTCCACCAGTTACTGCAACGTTGTTTGCATTTTGAGTTGATATAGTTCCTAATCCTAATGTTGTTCTTTGAGTAGAAGCATCAGCATCATCTAATAATGCTTTACCAGCAGTTGTTAAATCAAATACTGCAGCTGTTCCTGATCCTGTAAATTGAATACCTTTATCAGCAGCAGAAGTTAATCCTGCAATAGCTTGAAGTTCAGCATCGTATGCTTGTACGTTTGTACCAATAGCTAAACCTAAATTAGTTCTAGCAGTAGATGTAGATGATACATCAGATAAATTATTTGAAGCTGTTAACTTTGTTCCAATTTGCGTTTGGATAGCACTTGTTACTCCTGATACATAACCTAGTTCAGTATCTGTAACTGTTGATACAGCAATCTTTCCAGATGAATTAGATATAGCAGCTCTACTAGCAGTTAAATCAGATGTTACTACAGTTGTAGCAGCTCCTGTTATTGTAGCTTGTTTAGCATTTAATTGTGTTTGTATTGCAGACGTAACTCCATCCAAATATCCAAACTCAGTATTTGAAACAGAACCATCATGAATTTTTGTAGCATTAATTGCAGCTGCTGTTGCAACTTTAGAATTAGTAATAACTAATTCAGGGATTGAATCATTTGTTTTAGATAATGCAGCGACATAAATACTTACTGCTTCATTAGCTAATGAACCACTATCCCATGTTACTGTTACAGTTGTATTAGTTGAAAATGTAGTTGCACTTATTGTTCCATAGATAGTTCCTGGAGTTGTAGCTATTGCTTTAACTCTACGGCCTACATGATAAAAACTTGTAACATCTACACTTGATACTGTGAATGAAGTTGCTGAAGCATAAGTAATAGTAAATGAACCATCACCATCTCCATAGATAACCCATTGAGAATCGTTATACCATTCTCTAATTTCTGCAGCTAAACCTCTAAAAGCATTATTAATATTAGAAGGTAACATTCCTTCTGCTGTATTAATACTTCCTATTGTAGTGTTATTTGCTGCGGTAGTACTATAATCTTTTATTCCTGCCATATTAATCTCCTATAAACCATGTAAAAACTTTATCGTTTTCTGTGTTAAATTTATTTATGTATTCGTTAACTGCAACTTCAACTTGTCTTTGAAAAAATTCCTGTGTATCAAATGAATATCTTACGTTATCTAAATCTTCTTCTACTACATTAGCCATTATCTTAATCCTGCTGGACTAGCAACAATATCTATACCCTGTGCATCATCCCAATTAGTTCCAGAAGCTATTTTTAGATTAGCTCTAACATATCTTCCAGATTGTCTTAATGGTACAATACCACTTGTATTTGCTGCAACATAACTAGAAGTTACTTCAGTATCTACTAAAGCATCTCTAGTTTTAAGAGCTACTGTCGAAGCACAATTAACAATTGGTCTTACACCTGTAATTTTAGTTCTAAGTCCGGGAATAGGTTCTAATTCAGAAGTCTCTATTTCAGCTTCTAATTCATTACCTGCAAAAATAGCAGCTTTAAAATCAGAATCAATTGCACCTAAGTATAATTGACCACCTGACCAAAAATCAGTATCTAATGCTATGTTAAT